GGTCGAGTAGGCGACGGCCCCGTCGTATGTGATGTTCGCATTGAACGCCACGATGCCGTCGACCGCGGCCTGCGGTTGGATGCCGGTGATCCACGCGGAACCGGTGTACCCGTTCAGTTCCGTGTTGTTCACGAGAAGATCGAGGGTTGCGGGATCGGTGGACTGATCCAGAATGTGGGTCTGGATCGCCTTCATCGTCGTCGAACCTTCGACGTTCCAGTAGCCCGATATGGTCCCGCCCGCCCCGTTCAAATTTGGCTGGAACTGTTTCCAACCCGAGCTTCCGAATGTACTGATCTCGAACATGTCGGCTTCGACGTTCAAGCTCCACTCCCGAAGGTCGGCAACAAGGGCCGGTGTTCCAGACGTTGAGCTAGAGAACTTCACGGAGCCGCCTTTGCCAGCGAGTGCCATGTGTATTTCCTCCGGTCGTTTGGCACTCTAGGCGCTCACACTGCGGTCATTGTAGGCGGTTAGGTTGAGAGCTTCACGGCATACTTCTCGCCGCATCGTGGACACTTGACTTCGAGGACCGCCTGACCTCGTCGCGCCCATTTGACTATGAGCCTTCCACAACTCTTACACCTTACGTCATCCAGTGCTGGATATTCGTATGCAGATGCAGTGGTGACGGTGAGCGTGGTCATGACATCTCCTTCGTCACCTGGAAATCACATGACGTTTGGTCACGCTCGTTCGCGTCACGACCCATGTCGGAGACCGAACCGACCGGCTCTGCGGAGTTCCACAGTGTCGTGGCGGTCGATCCGTTCTTCAGCACCTCGACGTTCTTCAGCTTGAAGAACGCGTCCCATACCAACTGAGCGTTGTCGTTCGCTGCCTCAAAGGTGGGTGCGCGGGAGATGAGTTGGATGCGGGGGCGCTCCACAACCGGCACGTCGGCCGATAGCCCTGCCAGGGGGGGAGCGCCCCCAGGCGTGTACATCGCGAGTGATGTGTCCGGTGTGCCCGCAGGCATACGGTTCAGGAATATGGGGATCGCCGTCGAAGTAGACGTAGCTGCACGGAACACGGTGGTGTTCGCCAGGACGTAGGTGAGGGCTTCGTCAAGGACTGCCATCAGCGTGCCGCCCTCTCTTCATAGAATCGCTTCAGGAGTTCGTACCCGCGTGGAGAGATGACGCGAATGTCCGGTTTCAGCGGTTCACTGGTGAGCTTCTTGAACAGAGCCTCCATATCTTCTTTCACACCCATCAGCGTGCCGCCATCCGTGCCCGTACCCGTGCGGCGAGCCGCCCGTCCATGCCTTCGATCGCGGCGAGCACCGGCTTCTCCAGGTACTTCCACGACCGGCCCGCTGCGTGGCGGTGCGTCCGTCCCACTTTCCCCTCGGAGTCGGTGACGCCTTCACCTGGCGGCGGAGTCTGGTGTTGCATGACGGAATACGCTGACGCTGCTCCGCCGTACCCGATCGCAACGTAGCCGTCCATCCCCGTCTTCATGAGGTTCACACCCACTGCGTCCGCTGATGCTTCGAGCACGCCGTCACGATACGGCACGATGTCCTGCGACTGGCCCTTGATCGTCTCCATCTCTTCATAGATGGCACCGGCCAGTTCATCGGCACCACCCTCAATTACGCCACCGATGATCTCCTGAAGCGAATGCTCGCCCTTGCCGACACCGCCAGCGGCACCGGTCATCTCGATCTCGCCGTCGATCCATGCCATCAGCCGCCACCTCCGAACCGTACGACGTTGTGGTGCAGCCCTTCTTCATCCCAGACTTGAGAGACGGAGAGGACGACGCCGGTTGAACCGTCGGCGAGGACGAAGTTGTCGAGCGGGCTGAACGGTGACGTGGACGCCACATAGGCGGTGATCGAATTCACGACCTCCGCCCCAAGCTGGTCGTGCGAGATCGACGGTTCGTATTCACCGCGGTACCGGTAGGTCGTGGCGCTCGTCGAATACACGGGGTCTCCGTAGTCCGTCCACGACGTGAACGCATACACCGACATGGTGGACGGCATCATCGTGAGGAATTCGGAGGGAAAGCTCATGAGGAATCGTGGTAGGTGTAGTCGGTTTGGGCACCAGGATTGTCGAACTGTCCGCGCCAGAAGAACGGCGGGTCGTAGTCGTCCTCCGAAGCGGTCGCTTCCTTATCGGACTTCGAGATGCCACCCGAATACGGCTGGATCGTTGACCCGAGACCCTTGTTCGCCTGAGCGTCGAGCGTCTTGGCGATGTCGAGCCATCGGGTCGCACGCTCCGAGTAGGTAAGCGTGAGCGACCCGACGGTCTTCGACGCGAGGCTGTCGGATGCCTCGGCAGCCTTCGCTCTTGCGCCGTTCGCCGCCGCCTTGTACACGTTGGGTTGCTCTGAGACGAGCCACTCAATCTCGGCGTCTTCGAATTCGGCGTCCGACGTTGACGTGTCGCGCAGGAGGAACCGGACTGCATCGCGTGGCGTTGCCGACGGGTCGCCCGAGTACGTCACCGACATGGTCTACCTCCCGACTACGAAGACAGTGATGTCCTCGGTGGTTCCCGTGACCGACAAGTTGGCACGAAGGTGCGTGTAGATGTGTGTTGACGTGGACGTGAGGAACGTCGCCACCGGTCCGTTCACGAGTGCTACCCCGCCAGCCGTGGACGAACGGAACGTCGTGGCCGAGATGGCGGTGAAGAACTGGGACCCGTCGAGCGAGCCTTCCACGGCGATCGTTCCCGTTACACCGGACGAACCGGCGACAACTTGGGTCGTGATGGTCTGCACTGGATTGATCGAAGCCGTGGCGCTCACACCTGTGGCTGTGGTGGGGCTGATGAGCCGTAGCGCACCGCTCCCGAAGTTACGTTGGGCCATTGCCGTCTCCTATCGTTGCTTCTACCGACCAGGCCCGTATCCAATACTGAGTGTCTTCGAGGGCACCGAGCACCTGTTGTAGAGCCTGGTTCACTTGACCGGCTTGACCCTCTAGGTGGGCTTTACGCTCCTGGAGTTCTTTTTGACGTTGGACCATCTTGGCACGCAGCGCACCACCGGATTCGACGCCGTAGAGGAACGGTGCCTTCAGGAGATCGCTCGTGTCGGGAATATGGACGTTCACACCCATGCCCCTGGCCCACCCGACGAAGTATTCACACGAGGGACGCTGGTTCCCATACTCACTGTCTTGGGCCATGTCAACGCCGAAGACCCCGACATTCTCGCGACCTTCGTAGAGGGCGAGGGCGATCATCCACGACACAGTGTTTGTGAAGTATTTCCCAAACATCTTGATGATTTCGTCTTTGGGGTACGCCACCGCGTTGGGTATCTCTTTGCCGTACTTCACGACATGCTCAGGCCACATGATGATGGGGAGCTTCGACTCCCGTAGCCACTTGATGTGCTCGTTGCGGTCATCCTTGTGGTGCTCGTCGATGTCGTGGAGTTGGAACCACCGATCGAACGGCTTGTCCGGTGCCAGCTTGTGTAGGGCATTCATACCCCAGCGTTCACCATCGTCGTCCCATGGGGTCTCTTCCCATGACGGAGCGAACCCCACGATATAGACCGTGGGGTTCTGGACCTTCGCGGCTGGCTTGCTGCTCTTGCGGGTCTTTGTGGTTGTCATGTCCCTGGACTGTAGCGGATTACCCCTACGCGGAGAGTGTTACTCCCGTCGACTGTGCAACGATCGCCCACTCAGACGTGGACGTTGCGATCAACTGGATGAACTTCTCGCCCGTGCCGGTGGAGAACGTGCAGGTCGCGTCGGTCGAACCGAAGAACGTCACTGCCGTCGAATTGCCGGTCAGCACGACGCTGTCCGTTGTTCCGACCGTCACGGCGACGTACTTGTGGACACCAGCCGCCTTCGCGCCCTTCAGAGCGAACGTGTTGGTGCTGTCGGTTGATGCCGACGTGATTGCGGCGAGGCCGAATGGTTCGACTGCCGTGCCGGTGCTCGTCGAGGTGAGTGCTTGCACCATCTCGTAACGACCGGCCGTGGCAACTTCTCGCAGAGTCCTTTTCTCGTATGCCATGGTGCTATGCCTCCTGTGCCTTGTGCATCTTGGTTATGTGGCCCTGGAGGTTGCGGTACGGACCGCCTCCACACACAGGGCACGGCTTCCCCTTCTCGGGGGATGGATTCGACTTCTGTGCTTCCCTCGCTGCCTGGTTCGGCGTCACCTCTTCGAGATGCCTGAGTCGCACCATTGAGTCGAATCGTCCAG